GTTAAAGCAGAAATATACTTTTTAAATAATTCTTTTACTTCTTCTGTTGATTCTTCTTGTTCTTCCAATGTCGCATCTTCTGTAAATCTTGGTTGAATAGATGGTTCAAAATCTTTATCTACCATCTCTGCTTCAGCCTCAGTATAAGTACTCACCATAAAGTTGTAATAATTATTTAACGCATAAGATGCTGGAGCAACTGTAATAATAGTTGATTTCTCAATATCCAATTCATCTGATTCTGTAAACGGTTGTAACCAACGAGATAAAGTTAGTGCTTCAACTATACCTTTCTTTGTTATTTTATTTTTCAATTCCATCTTGAGTGGGTGTATTATATGTAATTTATCAGAACCTTCATCTGTGCGTGTTGGTATACAAGTACAAACGATACTTTCACCGTTAGCTAATTTCAATATCCTAGTCGTATTGTCTTCCATAATCATACTCCCTTAAATTGTTTTATAGTCTAACCTTGTCAATCTCATATTCAAATTCTTCTTCATTGTATATATTTATTCGTTCTAAAAAGTGGTTAAGAGTAAAATTCTTCTTATCATTATAAGTAAAGTCATCAGCAATATCTAAAAGGGTTGTGTGTATCTCGCCTTTATCTGGTCTACGCAATCCTCTGCCAATAGATTGAAGCACCCTAATTCTACTTTTACTTGGACTTGCGAACACGACATTGTGCAAGTTCCTAATATTAATACCAGTACTAAACGTACCATATGATGCCACGATAATTGCATTTGTTTCTTTCTCTGTAATTTCTCTTATCTGTTCTCTTGTTTCTGTATCCACTCCACCATGTATAAAGAACACTTTTCTATCTAAGTCTTTCATCATCTCATACAACACTACACCATGTTTTTCGACTAGTTGATACAAGCAGAGGGTGTTTCCCTTCAAGTTATCGCAAAGACCCCTTATAAACCGATTACGAGGGTCGTGGGATACTATATAGTCCAACTCCTCGCTGTATTTAAAGTCTTTTACAATCTTACACTCATCTTCTTTATGTTTGAGAACAATACACTTAATTTTCAATTCAGCAAGTGTATCTTTATCCATCAACTCTTTTGTGGTTGTTACCTTTTCAACCTTTCCAAACAATCCTTCTAAAACTAATCTGTGTGTCTGTGTACCATCTAAAGTTCCTGTCATACCAAAACGATATTTGCAATCTATCAATTTTGTCATTATAGTTGTCAATGATTTAGATTTAAATAAATGAGCTTCATCTCCAACCACACAACCAAATTTTTCAAAGTATTTCTTATCTAATCTAAAGAGTGATTGCCATGTAGAAATAATTACAGGTTTGTTTGTATCTTTTTCATGACCTTGATATATTCTATGTAAGTATTTATCATTCCAACCATAGTCAATAAAATCAGAATACATTTGTTCTACTAATGATGTAGTCGGTACTAGTATTAATATTTTTTTTCCTTTAAGTAAATAGTTATAAAATCTTATTAATGTGTAAATGATTAATGACTTTCCACTAGCCGTAGGTGATACTAACATACCTCTGTGATTACTTAATGCATATTGTATTGCACGAATTTGATAATCTCTTACTTCTAATTCTTTTCCTTTTGATTTTGGTTTAAGAGATTTTACAAAGTCTGTTACTTTTTTTATATCTAAATTATCTGAATCATCTACAGCACTATCAACAATACACTGTATATCGTTTCTTTCACAAAACTCTTTGATGTATGATAACAGGCCCACATAGATTTGTCCAGTCTTTTGTGAAAATAATCTTATCTTACCATCCCACATCTTATTTCTAAATGCTGGCATGAACTTGTGGCCAGGCACTTCAAAAGTAAAGTACTCTACCAACTCGTGACAGATACCAGTGTTATCGCATTCAATATGTAAGTAAACTTCGTTAAGTTTAAATATGTGAATTTTGTAATGTGTTTGGTTGCCCATATTGTCCTCTTAATAAAACATTCCATGAAATACTAATTCTATCTTTATCTGTTATCGGCACCCAGTGTTGTAACCAACTAGGAAAAATTAATCCAAATCCTGTAACAGAACTGAATTGTACCATTCCTGAATTGTCAAGTGTAGTGTATTTTAAATTAGGAGCAAATACACTTGCTTGTGGTCTTGGGTCAAAAAACTGTATTGGTGAACCACCTTCTAAATAATACACACCAGAAAATATATTATTTGAATGTGTATGTGGTGGATGTGACTCACCTACTTTTAATTTATTTGCCCACATACCTGTAATTTCTATTCTATCATATATGTATTGTTGTTCATCACAAATACTTTTTGTTACATCATAAATGTGTCTTGTAAACTTTGGTAACAGCCTAGATATTTCATCTGTTGTTTGAGTTATTGCATCATATTCTTCTTTTTCCATACTATTAAGTTCATTAATAATATATTTACGTTCATGTTCATCCATATCATAATCAAACTCATTTATAAGAGTAGGAAATACTTTATGTTGTGTTACATTATCCATGATACGATACTCCAGCGTGTTCCTTTTGTAACTTCAACTACTCTATGTGGAAACATAAAATTAGATGGGAAAATAATTGCATCACCTTTCTTAGGTCTGTAATGACAATTGGATACAATAAAATCACCACCCTCGTAATCATCATTTAGAAAAAATAATAAAGATGCTTGTGGGTATCCATATTGTTGACCATGACTGTGATGTATATTGTCAGTATGTTTAGACATAAATCCACCAACATCATATTTGTTCAATCTAAAGTCTGTTACTTTTTCTGCAGTAAATCTTCTTTTGTTCTTTGTCATTTCTTCTGAGTATCTTTTAGCAACATCAGTTGAACAATTTAATAGTTCCTCGTAGTAAACATTGTCCTTACGAATCCATATCTCATCCATTTTGACTCTTTTATTTTTTTTCCAATCAGTTGACTGGCCTTCATGAGTAGAGTATGTAGATTCGTTGTAATTAAAATCTTCTTCAGTTATTGCATTACATAACTCTTGACTGAGTATGTTTTCATAATGTCCAATCCAGCGAAAGTAATTCATCATTATTCAATCTCTACTTTTATGTCTTTTGATTCTAAATTCTTATTTTTATTATACCATTCAGATTTATCTTTATCTTTCCATGTTGTTTTAAATACGATACAAGTTCTTAAATAATAACATTCTCTACTTACTGGCATACCTTGATGTACTAAGTTAGCTGTAAATGCAATTAATCTATTTCCCTCATATTGAATGTATGCTGGATGCATACCTATTTCTTGAACACAAGTTCCACCACCCCAATCACTACCCCAATCTAATCTAGGATAATATATCATAGTGACATCACCATCATCTTGATGTATGTGTGGTTCTATTCCATGTGTATGTGCATTAAAGTAAACTCTTTCCATGTCTACCTCATATTTTTTTTGTATACTATTCCATATAGGTTCTACAAAATCATATCCATTTTTATTACATTCTTCTATATTGTGTCCAGCAAGAACATGCCAATGTTTATTTTTACCATCTGTTGAAGATTGATAATCATACTTCCATGATACCTCTTTCATTTGCATATCAATTAATTGAGCTATATGTTCTTCTACGAAATCATTATTTACATCTATCATTACATCAATCCTGCTTCAAAGTTTTTCCATTGTATTGCGTTCTTAATATCCCATCCTCTTGCACTTATAGATTTAAGTACACCATCAACATATTTAACAACAACTTCTAAGTATACTATTTTATTTTCTATTTTGATAATTTCTTCATCTGATTCAATGTAGATAGATAGGTCTGATTTAAGTACTTTTAAATCGAAGGGTTTTGTTACATATACATTTGCATCTGATTTACCGCCGTAGTATTCCCACTTATCTCGGTAAAGCATTTTGTAATCACCTTTTGCTTTATACATCAATAGCTCAAATTTACTTTTTATATCTAAGTACTTTGCATATAGTTCTTGGTTTTTTAAAGATTCGGTATCAAGTCTTTCATCATTTACTTTCAAGTC